TTAGGATCATTAGGATTATCTATACCCCTAATATAAGGAGTAGGACCTACTGTTGCATTTGCTGTTATATTAGTATCTAAATAAGGATAATTAAATAAAATATCTTCTAAATTTTGAACTCTAGTTATAGCTAAATCCCCAACACTATATCCAGGTGGATTAGGCACTTGAGATTCTTGACCTAATAAAGATACACTTATACTATATTTAGGATATTGAGTAACAAATTGAGCAACCTTAGTATTTAATTGTTCTAATGTAACTTTAAATTGTGGAGATATAATAGTCCCATTTGAATTAAATGTAAGTTTTTCTTTATAAGATTGATTTATATCTTTATAAGTAGGTGTTGTAGTAGATGATTTAACTACAGTAGAACCTAATCTTATACTATTACCCCATCTACCTTCATGTATAACATCACCTTCAAAAGGAGTTAATGGATGAATATTAGATCTTTCAATAAAAGTATTACCTAATTTAATTTCAGTAGATTGATCAGTTACTCGTCTAACACTACCAGCTTCTACTTGTTGATAATCTTTAGTTTGTGAACTAGGAAGATTAGCATTGGGTGGAGAAAATGGAATAGCATTATGGTGAGGGTGATTCCATATATTTACAGGATTAATGTAATATAAGGTTTCTGATGATAATTCTAATTGGTTGTTTGGAGATGGTAAAGCTAAAGTGTAAACTATTTCATTTACTAATGGAAAACTTTTAACATTTGGAAATAAAGGTAAAGCTGAAAGGGTTGTAGGTTCATCAGTTGAAGATCCTAAAGGATTAATAAATATAGTTCCAATTCCATTTTCTTGACCTACTTCATTATATTTCTCATGACTAGAATCTAAAACTATACTTTTAACCCTTGATGGGGTAAAAATTGTAAAAGATTGAATAGTCGGAATACTATTGTTTCCGATTAATGTGTTTAGTTGAGAAAGATTGTAAATAGGTCCAGTAGCCATTATTTTTTATTTTGAAGTTTTTCCATTTCTTCTAATAATTGGGATTTTTCTTCATCACTAATACCTAAACCGGATTCAGTGTTTTCACTATTAAGGGCTCTTTGAGCTAAAGCTGCCATTTTAACAAGTAAATCATCATTTTTAATTCCTAACTCCATATATTCTTTAATTAAAGGAACTATTAAGGTAGCATCACCAATATCGGAAATTAAAGGTTTTAATTCCGAAATTAAAGCATTTACTTGAGCATCTTTTTTCTTTTGGTTTTCGTAAATTTCTTCAAGTAAGTCTGAGAATTTTTTCTTACCAAATACTTTTTTATCAAACTGGCTCATAATTATAATGTTTAGTTTGATTATAAATATTAAAAATTAAATTTTTGGGAAATCTGTATATCCTTCGTCTAAATAGAAAAGATAATTGTCTTTAAATATATCGTAAAGTTGATTAGCTATTTTAGTAATTTTAGGAGTTTTTACTTCAATTTGTTCTCTAATGTATATATAAAGTGCTTTTTTATTAAAAATATCTATATCTTCTCGTTTACGGAATAATTCTAAAATAGCATCTGCTACTTGAGCATCGTGTGTTTTAGGAAATAATTTATATAAATTTTTAGTGCAATATGTTACATATTCATCTAAATATAATGATAATAACTCTTGTTGAGATGTTTCTCCAATATTATAAGAATAAGTTTCATCTTCTTCTAAAATAGAAGTAGGAGCAGTATCAATACGTTTTTTATAATTTTTTTGATTTTGGAGAATTAAATATCGTTTAGCGATAGTTCCAAAATAAGAATATGCTTTTGCACCCTTAGCAGGATTAAATAAATGAATTTTACTAAGGAGGAATGTAATTACTTCGTGTTGTAAATCTTCAATATTATCTACTTCAGTATAGTAGAATTTGAATGTGTGAATAATATTTTCCGTTAATTTAAAAAACGGGTAATGGATTCGTGAGTGATATAGTTTGTCTTTTTCCTCAAAGGTTGTAGCATTGTTATAAGCAACAATTGCATCTTCAGTATCCTGAGTGAAATAATTTTTATCAGATTTAGGTTTTCTTTTTGTGGGAGTCATAATTTAAAGTTCTTTAAAGCCTCGTTAAGTAGCTTAATCCTTTCAAAGAAAAAACCCACTTCGTCATCTGACTTAAAAGAACCTTTATTATCTATTTCTTGTAACCTTTTATCAATGAATTCAACAGTTTCGCTTAATCCCTTAATATAATTTTCATAACTAGTGATTATATCTTCAGCTTTTTCGTTTTTGCGTAAAAGGTTAAAGGTCGTATACCCTAAGGTAACGACCAATAACGAAAGTATGACAAGGGTAGTTATCATAAATTATTTAACATATTTTTTAAATTTTCACTTTGAATAGAACCTAATGCCTTTTGTTGTTTTGTTTGGGTAGACTTAGGTTTGTCTGTCAATGTAAAATTCTTTTCTTGGGGAATCACGGGATTCTTAAATTTTGGTAACCATTCTCTTTCAAATTCAATTCTAGCTGCCATTAGATCGGCCTGGTGTAGAATGAAGGGTAGTGAAGTGCGTGGACGTGATTCGGGCATATAAGACATAAGGTATTTTTTATTACCATCATCATATAAACCATCATGAGTTTGGATAGCAATCATCTCATTAAATGTATATTGAATACCATGAGATTGAAGCATAAATAATCCTCTATCAGGAACTGAAGCGAATGCTAATTGGGTGTTAAATTTATAATCTTCACCTAGTTTTTCTTTTCTCCATTTATCATCTTGAGGGATATAAGATTCATGTTCTTCATCTCCCATTTTACCAAGGTCATGGTTAATAGCAGCAAATACAAGTTCTTCAGTTGTAAAAGTATCCATATCAGCACCTTCACTTTCCCAAAGTTTAGCTTGTTTAAGAGCACAACGAACAACACGATTTACATGCTCAACATATCCTCCAGGAAAAGCATTGTGGTATTCTTTTTTGTGAGCAGCGGGCATAAGCATAACGCGCTCAGCATACGTCTCATAGAATTCAACTAGTTTTTCTTTACGTGGGGATGAGATATGAGCATTGATGTTACCAATAAAAATATTCCAATTGTTTTGGATTTGTTCTGCTGTTAAGTTCATACACTTAAAATTTGATTGTTTAATATTAAGTAATCAATTACCCCATTTTGGAGATGATTAATAGCTTCTTGGGGGTGATTGATAATTGGTTCTCCATGAATGTTAAACGAAGTGTTCATAGTGCATGGGATACCTGTTAATTTGTTAAATTCATCTAATATACTATAAAAGGGCTCATTCCCGGGTTTTGCAATTTGGGGACGAGCAGTATTATCAAAAGTATTGATAACACCTGGGATTTTAGGTGCCCATTGTTCTTTTACATTATAACATAATGTCATAAATTCAGCTGCATATTTAGATTTATAACAATAAAATAATAAATCTTCTTTACCACTCAAAACTACTGGTGCGAAAGGCATAACTTCACTTCTATTAAGTCTGAAGTTAATGTATTCTTGGGCTTTGGGGTCAGATGGATCATACATTATAGAAGTTGCTCCTAAAGCACGAGGACCCCATTCTCTATTATTAGCATATATTCCAATTACTTTTCTCTTTTGAAGTAATTGAGCTATATATTGTGCATCAAATTTCTGAGTTTTGATATTAGAAGGGATATTGGTATCGTAAGTAGGATTACCTAAAAATAAATTAGGTAAAGTAGTAACCTTAAATTCTTGTAATTTTACAGCATGGGCTATAGCTGCGCCTAAAGCTAACCCTTCATCACTCATAGCGGGTGCTACAAATATTTCTTCAAAATCTAAATATTCATTTATTTTTTGGTTCAATTTTACATTAGCAAATATTCCCCCTGCTAAACATAATTTAGTTGTATGGGGTGCTAAAGTTTTGAAATATAAAATAAAATCTAACATATATTGTTCAGTAAACATTTGTAACATATAAGCTACATCTTGTTTTACTGAAAATTGGGTTAGATCTAGGGTAGAGATATATTTTGTAACTTGATGTAGATTTTCCCATTTATAATCTATTACTCCAAAATTGCTAAAGTCAAATAAATGACCAATAGCATCATACATTTCTTGGTTAAATTTACCTTGAGCAGCAAGTCCTACTAATTTACCTTCATCTTTCCCACCAACAAACCCAAGTAAATCAGTTACATCATGCCACAAAGAAGCTAATGAATCAGTTCCTGCTACTGAAGTAAAGGGGAGGATTTGGTTATTAGTTCCTAATGATACAGAATATTTAATATCTCTATTGTATTTCCATTCAGTTCCCCATTGGCTATCTTTATTAAGTAAAATAGGATATTCAATTTCAGTATCATCAAATTCTATCCCAAGTTTTACACTTTCTCTCCATTTAACATACCAATCACTAATGTGGGCTTTAGGATTTGGTAAGGGAGGTTTAGTTTTAAGAATCTCATCAATAATACTTTCAGTGAGGATATTAGCATCAGTTAATGAACTGTCTCCTCCGTCATATGTTATAATTAAAGTATCATCTTTAAAACCAGAGATATAATATGAACTACAAGCATGAGCATAGTGATGTTCATATAATTGTATTTCTTTTTTAGAACATAGTTTTCGTAATTCATCAAAACCACAAAGAACCATTTTAGGCATAACTACTATGACATCTTCGTCATATATAGAAATGCCTTCTAACTCTTGGAGTTTTTGTAATGAAAAAGTAGGGAAAACAAATTGATTTAAGACTCCTTTAAGTCTAGTAAATCTTTCCTCCGCAAAACAGTGTTTTATTTTTCCATCAACTATATAAGCTACTCCACAGTCGTGACCTACAGTAGATAACCCTATAATTTTTGACATGTTTATATGTTTAAATCGAGTCTCGACTAATCATAAATTTAATATCCGTGAGTAATTCTTCGGCTGTTTCTACCATTTTGTAAAATTCATCTAAAGAAACTCTAGTGGCACCAACTTTCATTTGTTTGTGTAATCCTTCTAGTCGTTCGATTTTAGATACTAATAATTCTTGATTTCTCATATTGTAACGTTTTATGGGGGTATATTATGGGCACCCCTATCACCCTTATATCTCTATATCTTTTCTTATCTTCCTAATCCCTGTATCTCTAAGTTACAAAAAAAAGGTTATGATGGCAAGTTTTTCTTTAATAAGTCTTTAACTTTTTTGATATGTGCACATTTTTCGTATTCTTCTCTATTTTCCCAAAATAAAAGAGCTAAATCGCATGCTGTAATAGTATATTCATCTGAGAAGATATGTGAGGCATCTATCCCTTGTTCTGAGGTAGGGTCATAATCTTTAAGGTATGTCCAAGCTCTCGTGTGAGTAACGAATTCACCTGCATCACTGTCCATGTCTACCATCTTAGCTAGGTCCGGCATAAATTCCATGAATTTCTCCATTTTTTCTGTCATAGCTTTTTGGTTCCATATAATTTTTTTAAACATACCTAATTTGAATGCTTGTGTTTCTTGAAGTTCGAATAATGCTGCCTTATCCTTTAAAGAAGCATTATCATCAAAAGCACCAAATATTTTGTTTATGTTCATGGGAATTCATCTAAATCGGTTTCTACTTTTATTCTTCCGCTTTTGTATACGGTCATTCTTGTAGGATACCAATCATCAAAATAGCTAAATACAATTTTATATTTTGTTAAGTCGTGCAGTTCACAGTCAAGCTCACCCAACCATTCTTGAACATCTTCTTTGGTAAATGTTCCTTCTAGATAGTATTGGTGAACTATTTGGGCGTAATCTTTAATTTTTGCCTGTGCTTTCACGTGTATAAATATATTCAAAATTTATTTCACCCCAGGTAGTGGTTGTTGTGTAGTAATTCATTATATCGCGTATTTATCATGATATTTAGGGTTCTCTTGGTCTGGGTTATTTGTTAGTAATTAACTCTTTGAGTTTGTTTAATATCAAACTCTTTATAAATTTTAGCCTCTAATTTATCCACTCGGCTATCAGTGTGTCTAACAACTTGTTCTTCAACACGGTTAATGTGATCCGACAAATCATTTCGGTAGCGTTCTACCTCGTAATGTAATTCTCTAACGTTAGCATCTAGCTCTCGTTGAGTTTTTTCCGCTTGTTTGCGGGTGATGTTTAAAGTCTTTAAGACCAAAAACGTACCTGCAACGATCAATAAATCGATCACTGCCAATACACCTAAAGTAAAAGATAGTGTTTCCATAGTTAAAATAGTATTAAACGACCAAGAGAAACCCTTAATATCACTTATTTTCTTTTAAATAACCACATTCAAAGTTTTGACATGTTGTAGGACGAATATCATACATCGTGCAGGCTTTTAATGTAGTATTATAAAATATACATGCTTTCTTTTTATCTTCCAAGTTTATTTTTAAAGCTGGGTAGGAAGATGGCATTTGCCATGTGGGTTTGTTTGGGAATATATTTTTTCCTTCTTCTAATTCGTAAAATATATCTTCTTTAGGAATAGGTCTTCCTAATTTATTACTTAATCTTTGAATAAATTCATCTGTATCTGTGATGGGTCCTATAATCCAATCACGATCTTCAATGGAACAACAACTCCCATCATAACCATCTATTCCAAAGCATTTATTGCTACAAATATCACATGCACTCATAATGTTAAATATAAATAAAGAAAAGGAGTAATCCAAGGGATTCTCCTCTCCTGCCACTGTAGCTCCACTTTGTTTTTGAATGGAACAAAGAAACCAGATGCATCTGACTGCGTTGAGCGAAAGACCGGGTTCGAACCGGCGACCCTAACCTTGGCAAGGTTATGCTCTACCAACTGAGCTACTTTCGCACCTTACGTAAGTAGGGAAGACAGGGTTCGAACCTGCGACCCCTTGGTCCCAAACCAAGTGCGCTACCACCTGCGCTACTTCCCTGAGCCTCCGGCCGGACTCGAACCAGCGACCTACTGATTACAAATCAGTGGCTCTACCAACTGAGCTACGGAGGCTTTTAGACCCAATCACCTCACTGTCTGCAGGTGCATGAGACTGCCGAGCTAATTGCATATACAGTCTAATTGGGTCAAGGGGAGTTTTTTTTAGGACGCTTATTGGTTCACGTATCCCCCTCTATACATCTTTTCCCAAGTCAACCTAGCCGCCACCGGAATATTTTCCGGCTCCTAGGATTTATTGGCACCCCTGGAGTGCTGTATGGTTGAGGGGAGGAAGTGTCCTGGGCTCCCACCAGCATGGCTTTAGACTCCACTTGCGAGTGCTAACCCCCCCTCGGTCGGCTAGACTCAGTGCGGAAGATGAGAGATTCGAACTCCCGGACCTGTTACAGTCAATAGTTTTCAAGACTACCGCAATCGACCACTCTGCCAATCTTCCGTCTATAAAGATAATATAGGAAGATTAAATTGGCACGTTTGAGTTGGCGGGGAGAGACTCGAACTCTCATGTAACCAATTACTCTTTCTACAAGGTATAAGCTTGAGGAGATACACGCCAATATTTTGTTGGAAGGGACAGATTCGAACTGCCGTACCCGTAAGGGAGCAGATTTACAGTCTGCCGGTTTTAACCACTCACCCACCTTCCATTGTCGGGATGACACGATTCGAACGTGCGACCCTCTGGTCCCAAACCAGATGCGCTACCACCTGCGCTACATCCCGAGCTGGTTGTTAGAGGACAACCATAACCTG